GCTTTGTGTTACAATCATATTATTCGTGCAAAAACCATGGAGAAAAAGTACCAATATATTATGGACGGTGAAAAGATTAAGTTCTGTTACCTTACGCCTAATAAATATGGTATGTCAGTCATATCATGCCCAGGTGAATTGCCTAAAGAGTTTGAACTTCACCGGCATATCGACTATCATACCCAATTTGAAAAAGCTTTTATTGAACCGTTGAATGGTATTATCGAAAAGATTGGTTGGACAGCAGAAGAAAATACTTCAACGAGTTTAGAAGATTTCTTTGCTTAGGGTATATTTAATTAAACACATACTGTATAATCATTATAAGTGAAACTGAAAGGAAATATATGTCATTTTTTAAAAATTTAGTAGAGACACTCAAAGATGAAGATACTCGAATCGCCGCTGATGGTCAAGGTTCTGCAGAATATAGTGGATGCATTGATACTGGTTCTTATATTCTCAACGCTGTTCTTAGTGGTAGTCTTTTTGGTGGTGTGCCAAATAATAAAATTACTGCTTTTGCCGGTGAATCTGCTACAGGAAAAACTTTCTTCGTACTCGGCATCGTCAAAGCGTTCTTAGATGCTAATCCAGAAGCTGGTGTTATGTATTATGACACTGAAGCTGCGGTTACTAAGTCAATGATGGAACAGCGAGGCATCGATACCAAACGAGTAATCGTTGCCGAAATGGATACCATTCAGAAGTTTAGGACTCATGCGCTCAAGACTCTTGAATACTATGAAAAGTCTGGAGATAAGCGTCCTCCTTTCATGATGGTTCTTGATTCATTAGGACTATTGTCTTCTACAAAAGAAATGGAAGACACATCTGAAGGCAAAGAAACACGAGATATGACAAAGGCTCAAATTATCAAAGCCACATTTAGAGTGCTTACTCTTAAGCTTGCTAAAGTTAAGGTACCTTTGATTTTGACCAATCATGTCTATGCAGCAGTCGGTGCATATGTGCCTACAAATGAAATCTCAGGTGGTTCGGGGCTCAAATACGCTGCTTCTACAATTGCCATGCTTTCTAAGAAGAAAGATAAAGAAGGCACTGATGTTGTTGGTAACATCGTTAAAGTTAAAATGTACAAGTCACGCCTATCAAAAGAAAATAGCCAAGTAGAAGTACGTCTATCTTATGATAAAGGTCTAGATAAGTATTATGGTCTACTTGAGCTAGCTGAAAAGTATGACATCATCAAAAAGGTTACTACTCGTTATGAATTACCAGACGGTACCAAATTGTTTGGTAAAGAAATCAATAACAATCCAGAGAAGTACTTTACTGATGAGATGCTGCAGCGCTTAGATGAGTGTGCAAAGAAAGAATACAGTTATGGTACTTACAGTGTAGGAGAATTGAATGACGATCGAGAAGACGATTCTATCTAGTCTACTCTTTAATGAAGACTATGGTCGCAGAGCTATCCCTTTCATCAAAGATGAATATTTTAAGGATGTAAATGATCGAGTAATCTTCAATCTAATCGATGAGTATCTAAAGAAGTACAACGCTTTCCCCTCGAAGGAGGCGTTGGTCATCGATCTAAGTAATCGTAAAGATCTGAACGAACAACAGTTCAAAGATAGTACTAATACTATCGAGAACTTAAGTTCTGACCCAAATACCAAAGTAAATTGGTTGCTTGATCAGACAGAGAAGTTCTGTCAAGACCAAGCTCTGTTCAATGCAATTTCTAAGTCTATTAAGTTGATGTCTGATGAGAAGGCTGAAATCTCAAAGGGATCTATCCCTCAGCTCTTGTCTGATGCTCTGGCAGTTTCCTTTGATACGCATATTGGTCATAACTTACTTGATGATTGGGAAGATCGATATGCGATGTATCATCGTAAGGAATCCAAGATTCCCTTTGATCTCGAGTACTTTAATAAAATCACTAAAGGTGGATTATCGCCTAAAACATTGAACATCGTACTTGCAGGTACTGGTGTTGGTAAGTCAATGTTTATGTGCCATTGTGCATCAGCCAATCTGATGAGCGGCATCAATGTGTTGTATATTACCCTTGAAATGTCTGAAGAGAAGATCGCTGAGCGTATCGATGCAAATATTCTAAACGTAACGATGGATGAGTTGGCAGAAATGCCAAGAGATGTCTATGAACGTAAAATCAATCGTGCAAAAGAAAAGACTGTTGGTAAGTTGATTGTAAAAGAATATCCTACTGCATCTGCAAGTTCATCTAACTTTCGATATCTGTTTAATGAATTGAAGATCAAGAAGAACTTTGTACCAGATATCGTTTATATTGATTATTTGAATATCTGCTCATCTGCAAGATTGAAGACAGGTACCAACTTCAATTCATATACATACGTAAAGGCAATTGCAGAAGAACTTCGTGGTCTTGCAGTGGAGTTCAATGTGCCAATCATTTCGGCTACACAAACAAATCGGAGTGGTTACAGTAACTCTGATGTTGGTCTTGAAGATACCTCTGAATCGTTTGGTCTACCAGCAACTGCAGACTTCATGTTTGCCATCATCACTGGTGAACAACTCAATGGTCTAAATCAGTTGATGGTTAAACAGTTGAAAAATCGTTATAGTGATCCAAATATGTATAAGAAGTTTGTGATTGGCGTTGATAGAGCTAAGATGAAGCTATATAATGTAGAACAGGCAGCACAGCAAGACATCATTGATGAGAGTCGTGATACTTCTAATGTGTCTCCTTTGAAAAAGAAATTTGATAAATCTCTGTTTGAAGATTTTACTTAAATATAGAAATATAGTATTATAGACACAGCTACAATATGGAAACTTTATGAATATCTTTTTCTTATCGACCGATCCACAACAATGTGCTGAATATCATTGTGACAAGCATGTTGTAAAGATGATTATCGAGTATGCTCAACTTATGTCTACTGCCCATCGTCTGCTCGATGGTAGACAGTACACTGAAAACAATAAAGGGCGAATGACTAAAAGGTGGAAACTCAATGATAACATTGACACCATAATTTATAAAGCGTCTCACGTTAATCATCCATCTGCAATTTGGACTCGGCAAGATGCAAGTCATTATACTTGGCTTCTCACTATGTGGAAATTCTTGTTGAAAGAATATACTCATCGTTATGGTAAACACCATAAAACTGGTGAACTTGAATTTGCTTTATCGAGACTTCCTCGTAATATTCCAATCAAAAGTCTGTCTATTGAAGAACCTCCTCAGGCAATGCCAGAAGAGTGCAAGGCAAACGGCGCGGTAAATGCATATCGCCAATACTATATCTTGAAGAAAAATGGATTTGCTCGATGGACTAATCGGCAAATTCCAAAATGGTATTCGCAAGGAATTTTAGATCTATTGACAATGGAATCTCAAGTGATGGGTCTCTATGATTGAGATAGAGATTGAAGGCATAAAGGAAAAAAAGCAAAAGCAATTATATAAAGATGCTACAATATTTTATTGCACTCAACTCTTCAAGAAAGATCCAGGATATTTAGATATTATATTGTCGTTTATGAAAGCACCAGCAAACATGAATATCCATGGATGGTGCTTACCAGAAACCAATTATTATCCAAAAAATTTCTATATTGAAATAGCAACAAAGCTTAGTCAAGAAGAAAGACTTAGGACTCTTGCTCATGAAATGGTTCACTTAAGACAATATAGGAAAAATCAATTGCAGTTTAAGAAAAACCAGATGCATTGGAAAGGCCAAGCATATATAGTAGAGAATGAATTTGAAATGTACACTTCTGCACCATGGGAATTGGAAGCATACGAAATGGAAGAAGTGTTGTACAATAATTTTATAACACAGTATAATATGTAAATAAAGAATATTCCAGTGTACTCAAATAGTAAGGAGAGCGGACTGTTAATCCGTCATATGCTGGGGCAGAACCAGCCACTGGAGCCATCAAATATCCGTGTGGTGTAATGGCAGCACAACTGTCTCCAAAATAGTTAGTTGAGGTTCAAATCCTTACACGGATGCCAAATTATGAAGAAGACTATACAATGGATAAGGTATGACTTTAATTCAAAT